ATTGACTTGACAGATAATTATATTTATGATTTATGATATTTATGTGTGTTTTATAGAAAGATGTCAGAATATTAATAATACTATTACTTTATGAATCATATAATTTGTTTACACTTTTGTATTGTAATATGTGTATCACTATGGTATATTATATGTAGGGAAACAAATAACAAAACACTTTAGGAGGTAACGATTATGTTCACAGTTATTATGATCGTATTTTTACTAACAGTATTAGCAAACGCAATGGTTAAATCAGCTACTAAAGGTAACAAGAAAATGAAACGTTCTAAACAAATCAGAGATAATGGTGATATGGAAATCGTTTGGCAAGAAGAAATTCAAGATTACGAACTATCTATGAACCACTGTATCGCATTAGAAAAATATGAAGACATGGGTATTACATTCAGTGATAAATTCGTTGAAAAATTTGCTATCAAACAATTCGCTAGTGTAGAAAAAGCGATTCAATATATTGAAACAAAGAGAAGAGGTTTATAATATGTTGCGTGGATCTCTCAAAGTAGCGTTGGTTATGTGTATAGGGTATTTGTGGATGTATATATTTTCAATCTTAATAGCTGCAGGTGTTTAATATGAAAACAGGATTAACATTACAAGAACAATTCGAAGATGGTTACATAAGTGAAGAAGAATACAACGGTATTATGGATGATATAAATGCAACAACTGAATTATTAGGATCATTATATGAATATGATAGTGATTGGATTAAAACAACATTCAAGGAGGGAAAATAGTATGACACTTGATACATTAACAAAGGCACTAAATTTACTGGATAAACATAAAGAAAGTTCTTCGCTATCACCAGAACAAGTTGCACATATAGGTAGTTTGTTCATCGACGCTTACAAGAAAGAAGGTGAAAAGAAATGAGTAAAAACGAACAATATTTAAATGAATTACGCAAAGCGAAAGAAAAATACATGGTAACTGATTTCGGTAAATATCTAGAAGTTACACAAGAAATTATAAACAAGTACGAAAATTAAAGCCACCTCACGGTGGCTTTTTTTATATATAAAACGATCACACAGACCGTGGATTAAAATATACGCATACTCGTAAACATATCGTAAGCAGTATGGCGGATCACTTGATTCTCGAAACGCATCATACCTTTTTTAAATGCTGATACCATTTTAAATAATCTATAATCATTACGCCATCCATCCATAATAAGTGTTCTTTCGTCGGCATCCTCTTTCGTTAAAGCTACACGTTGTTTTGATGATGGATCATAATCTTGCGAAATATACATGGTCATCCCTTCACGATCAACCCATATACCAAATGTAAATCCTTTATACACAATAGCGAACGCAAATCTGCTGTCTTTCGGTCTTCTCTCTAAGAAAGTATCAGTATCATGTGTAAATTCGTTATTAAGTGACATTCTGCCATATTCAAGTTCGCTAATCATAGCACCGAACCTAGTTTTCTTTCTCTCTTCAGCGAAGTCCCGGCTTGGTGGGATCTCTACCACGCAATGAGTATATTTATTAAATTGTTTATTGATATCCGGCAATATATTGTAGTAAATAAAATACGGATTAGCAACAGATGTACTATTACTCAAACAAATGCATCTGAAATTATCCCTATTACGAATAACAGTATCAATAATATTTAATAATGATTCTACCACGTTAGGAGGATATCCAACTTGATCCTTTTCACGTATAAATTCATCAAAAATGATCGTTTCTACATTAGGATAACTAGCACCCTTTTCGGATTGCCATGCACTGATAGGGATCGCCCACCCTGCCAATTCTCCATCTATGTAAAATTGTCTACCTTTTACCTCTAATTTAACATTCGGAAATTCTTGTCTGATATCATTAAACCACTGTGTAACTTTTTTGAGATCACTCTTATACAATCGTAAATATATAAATTGCGCACCCGTCTTGATAAAACGATTAATTACATATTTCTTCATAGAATAAGACTTACCTATCCCCCTAGCTCCTATGACAAAATTCATTATTCGATTGTAACTAAGTATTCGTTGTGGGTTATAGTATAAGTCTTTATCCATGTGTAATCATCCTTTCTTTATTTAAACGATCCCCAGTAACTCGTTCTGCTACCGTTTACAGTTTCACCACTAGCAACATAAGTTCCGTCTACGCCTTTTAACCAAACATAACCATCTTTTTCATAACCGAACGACGTATATGAAAATTCTCCTCCTGTTTGCAACGTTCTAATATGTTCGCTATTTACAGAAGGTTCTTTTCTTACTTTAATTCCTCTATCCGCTGTAAAAACTCCCGTTTGATTTGTAAACCAATCGGAATTATAAGGCACTTCAGTAACAGAGACAGCATTGTCATAACCTGTAAACCACTCCAATTCTTTATCGCCAATCAAATAATTTAAGTCGCATTTTCCAATTCCATCAACATACCCCTCTTCGGTATATTGCCAGATATCACAAGGATAATCCGGTCTATTTCCACCATAACGTGGAATCCAAACGAAATCACAATTAACATTGCCCATTCCGAACGGTTGGTACATATGATGTCCAACATACAACCCGACTTTTTCAGCTCCCAAATTATACAATTCGTCAATGAACGCCTGTGTTCCTGCTTGCATATCATTCATTGTTTTAACTTCCACATCAGCAACCCAAACCGTAGCTGATTTATCGCCACGATCCCAGAAATCACGAGCTTCGGCTATTGCATCATTTACAGACACAAATCGACAAAAAGCGTAGTTGCCAAAAGGGATATTTCTAGATTTCATCTCTTTCACATACCTTTTGTAATTAGGATCTACATAATTCGATCCATCTTGCACCCTAGCTATAATGAAATCAATGTTTTGTTTTGCAACGTCCCAATCAATGATACCGTTCCATTTAGAAATATCAATAATGTTACCCATTGTTGTATTTCCTCCTTCACCCTATTATTTTCTGTTCTTCTTTTTCTTCACTCGGCTTCTCTTTGTCTTTTACAGTTAATCTACTAACGAAATCTATAAAAGTATCAACTGTTTTATCATCATCAGTTAATTTTAAATGACCTAATATAGAAGTGACTTCGCTAACAAGATAACCGATATAAAGAACGTACAAAGCACCGATGCCAATCGGTTCTGGAACTAGCAAAGCCATCGGAATAAACATAATAAGTAAGATAAATAGCACAATCTTTCTAGCTATCCCAAAAATGGCCCTACTGCTTGCAAACTTAACACTCGGATTGATCCTAGCGTTAACCCACCCTATAATAAAATCTAAAACATTAGCAACTAAAATTAGTGTTAATATATAAATCAATTTGTAGCTATCATTTAATAGCCAGTATTGTAACCACCCTATAACATCCATTTATTTCACCTCACCATTTCCAACCATTCAATGCATCACACATTAATAGTTCATATATTTTTTTGTTGTTTTTATCCTTATCAGTAACGCCGGTGTTATTTCCACATTCATTGATAGATCCATTTCCAGTCGTATAATATTGAATCATAAAAGCATATAAGAAGTTACCACCATTCACATAACGCATAGTCTCGCCTAATGCGATCGATATTTCATTCACATAAGGTACCATAATTCCGCTTGTATTACCTAAACTAGGAGCAACAACCGTTCTTGAGTATTCTTTTGCTAGCGCAATGGTATTCACTCCACCTCTTGTACTGATATATTTCGCATACCCGATCCCATAATTATACTGCTGAAAAGTCGTCCATATATCAACGCCGTATTGTTTAGATGTCTCCAAACTTTCTTTAAAGTGTTTTACACCTTGAACAATACTTGCATAAGGATCTTTAATCGTATTCATCGGTAAACCTGCTGATTCAGAACTCTGCATCGGATCGCCACCTTCACCGCCACTTTCTACCATCATTAAAGCAAGTAACGGAATAACCGCCTGTGGTATCCCTTGTTTTTCACATTCAGCCCTCATCATAGGTTCATAACTTCTAACTTTCGCATTTACTTTCTCATTCAATTGAAACGTACCATCACCAGCCGGACAACTACCATTGATCGATCCTGTGTTATCATCAGTTGTTAACCAGTTGTAATTGTATGTGTTCACCATCTCGGTATCGTTAACAAAAACGCCTTCCCAGTTATGTATAGCTCTTGATTTATCGAAGGCACTTCCTGTATATATCTCCATATGAAGGTGATCCCCGGTAACATTACCTGCAGTACCAGTGTGACCTAACAATTCGCCTTGTTTCTTCTTTGTTCCAATTGACATGCTAGATGCATCATTGTCATGCCAAACCATATAAACAAGCTTCGTTTTACCAATCGGTGTATTAACCTCGTTATCCGTTGCCCATGCCACGCCCGCACCATCGCTACCCTTATGTATAAGTGTAACATCAGCAGGAGCATAATACGGCGCACGATACGTGCGTTGACCGGATTTTGTCATTTGGATATAGTCAATTGCCTTTGCATTCCCATGAGAGAAACTATCTCCTTCGCCTTGCGTAATATACATTACATCCATTGGGAATAATGAGTTTTGCAACCCATTACTCCCGTTGGCTTTTTGTCCGGCTTTCATTACAACGGTCTGTCATCCACGAAGAACTGGATGCCGTCCAAGGATGTAAATTGTTTCGGAGCGGTAGGGTTACCACTTGTTGCATCTAAGATAATTTTACCACTACTACGCACTTGAATACGATTTGTAGCACTTGGATTATCTTTGTTAACGCTCGCTACGGTTGTATAGAACATGTTTCGTATCGGTATAAATGGGAATCCAAGTGTACCAAGCTCCAAGTTCGGTTCTGATGTTGTATAAGCGTGTGTAACAACTCCACGTAAATATACATTACCTTTGTCATCTTTCGCATATTCCGGTTTAACATCGGAAGCGTAAGCAGTAACGCCTGCACTTAGCGGTAGATCCTGCCACACCAGAGCGGTGCTTTGTCCTCTTGTATAAGTATTTGTTTCTACCTTTGTAAAGTCAGTACTACCACATAAAGCAAAGAATACTTTACCTAACGATTTAACAACATGAGCCACAACCGGATAATAACGCCCATTGTATTCATAAAAAGAGAAACCTTCATTTTCATAAGTATAACTCGTTCCTTCAATACAAGGAGCCCATTTATTAATCATATCCGCTAATGATTGTCTATCAAAATCGTACGTAGCAACTGTTTCACCACTGAAATTAACAACGGTTAAAGAAGGTTGTCCAGATCCTCTACCTAAGTAAATATGATTATTTACAATTGTACAAGATTGTACTTTCTCGCCGTTTACAATTTCTCCGTTAAAATAAATTTTTCGGATCAATTGCGGTTGTAAGTCAACAAGCGACTGGAAGTCGTAAATATAAACACCTTCACAACGGTTTGCATCACCAAAGTGTGTGATAAGAAACTTGTTTTCCGGATCAGAACCTAATTTACTACCACCAAGAACGGTCATTTCCGGACTTAACGTCCCTTTTGTGTAATTAAATACAGCGAGTTTCATATCGTAAGTTGTGCGAACAAAGAAACACAATTCATCTTGTTCGTTATAAAAATACGGTAAACCTTCAGCATATGCACCAGTAGACTTATTGTACACTTTGTGGTCAATCTCTGTGTGTGTCAATTGACTGTAACGTGTGATAGTAACGGTCGT